ATGCGCCTGATATTCTATCGAACGCCTAGCTTTGAACTGTCAAAAAAAGCCTTGCTCCCGCACAGGGTCAGCAGGGCTTTTACTATGTACTATACGATGTAGCTACTGCGCGTTTCGTGCTGCCATTATGCCCGGTTGGCCGTTTTCGGTCTGCTGGGCTTTTCTATTGCCGCCTGAAAAGCTGCCTGTTTCAAAAATATTTTTGGAAATTTTCAAAAAAGCGGGCAGAATCGGGTGTTTCAGGTGTCATATTAGCGGAAAGGGAAAAATCCACCCGACATCCCCACGGAAAGGGGGTGAGAAGATGGAAGCTATCCCTCGCAACGATGGCGAACAGTACCGATTCGATGCGTTCTGCAAAGCGGTGCTGCGAAATGAGGCCCGGAACTATCACCGAAATAAGAAACGTCTGCTTGACCGTGAAAAGTCATTCAGCGTTCTTTCGTTGGAAGAACTGGGGCAACTCACGAGTGTAGACCATTATCCAAGTGAAGAATTTGTATTTTCATCCTACGGCTGTGATCTGCACATCGACAATGAACTTGTTGCCAATGCGTTTGCCGCTCTGCCAAAGCAAGAACAAAGCATTCTGATTCTGTTTTGCGTTCTGGAACTGGGCGATGGCGAGATTGGCGACCTCATGGGAATGTCCCGGAGTGCTGTACAGCGCCACCGGACAAAAACGCTGAATGTGCTGCGAAAAGAACTAAAGGCGCACTTGCCGGAGGGAGGTTAGGCGTAAATGAACTCCTATGAACACACGAGCAGAGATTTTTTACCACTCTCGGTGATTCGCTCTGCCTGCGCTGGGGACACCGATGCAGTTGAACAGGTTTTGCGACATTACAGAGGCTATATAGCTCCACGATGACAATGCCCATCTTCATGGCAGCCACTTTCAGCCGCCGGGTGATCTCGCTGATGCGCTGATACTCGGTCTGCCGGGGGTCAGTAGGGCTTAGCAGGCCGATATGGTCAATAAAGGCAACATCCGGCTTGTATTGCATCAGTTTGGCTTCCAGGCCGTCGATCGTCAGGTTGCTGTCAGAATCAATCATCATGTTGTGGTGCTGCCGCAGCCGGGCCGCGGCATTGTCGATGATCTCCCATTCGTGCGGGTCCAGTGTTTTGTTGGTCAGTTTGCTGGAATCAATCCGCGCCACTTTGGACAAGATGCGGTCCATCAAGGCTTCGGCGGCTTCTTCCAGGGTCAGGTAGTAGACCCTGTATTTTTTGGACAGCCGTGATGCAAGGTTGAGCGAAAAATCCGTTTTACCGCAGCCGGGCCGCCCGGCCACAACGCACACGCGCTGGCGTCCAAAAACGCCGAAGCGGTCCAGCTCGGGCCAGCCCAGCTTTAGGCTATCGTCTGGTTCTTTCAGCCGGGCCAGTGTAGCATCAAGCACCGCGTCGAAGTCCCGGGCCGTGCTGTCCGCCTGGGTGCTGCGGATGGCGTCCTGCATCGCCAGGGTGCGGCGCAGCTGGCGGCAGATGCTGTCGCTGTCCATCGCATCCTTGGCCAGGCACTTCATCAGGTCGCCGGTCAACAGCCGGTAGCGGTGATCTTCAAGAATCTGCGCCGCATAGCTGCCGATGTTGGAGACGCTGGGGCAGGTCTCGGCCATCTGCATTACGGCAACTTTCACATCATCCGCCGGGTGTCCGTTGGCCGCTGTGTTGATGACCGTGATGACATCCACGGGGCTGCCGCTGTAGATCAACTGCTGGATTGCGGTGAAAATGTCGTGACAAACGCCGTCTTCAAACATGGCCGGGACCATCCTGGTGACGTAATCCCGCGCGCCGTCCGGATTCATCAGCGCCGCGCCCAAAAACGCGCGTTGAGTTGTCTGCTGGCGGGTCATGGTTGCTTGTTGCATCGTTCAGCCTCACAAAAATTCGGTGATGTCGGTATCCGGCCCGATTTCCCGCGGCCGGTCTGCCGTGTTGGCGGGGCGCTGGACCGGAGCCTTATCCACAAAATCATCTTTCAAGGGGAAAAGCCCATCCCATCCGCGCAGGATGCTCTGCTCCAGCACGGCTACCATGTACCCGCTTCTGTTTCGGACGTGGGCCTCATCGGCCAGCTGCTTCAGCTTGCTGCAGGCCAGCTTGGCGGCGTTCGCGGTCAGGGGATGTTTACCGGCTGCCCGGGATTCGGCAAATGCAATCAGGGCCTTGGTCAGCTGTTCATTGCCGGGGAAGGCCTGTTGAAAGATGCTGAAAGCATCCTCGCGCGCGCCCGCGTTAATCTCTCTTGTATTAATATTATCTTGTAATAATCTACCCGCATTTTTTTGCGGGGGGTCTGCGCATTTTTTTGCGGGGGTCCCCCCGCAATTTTCTGCGGGGGTGGCGCATATTTTTGCGGGGGTCTGCGGCACTACCGCCATACCGGCCAGCGGGCTGATCCTACGCTCGGCGCGTTGCTCACCGGCACCGCCGCCCACCTGGATGATCGAGATGTAACCGCAATCCTGCAAATGCTTCAACCATCCCTGCACCGTCCGGGTGCTTGCATCAAAGAGGTTTTGGAAATAGGCGTTGCTGGCGTAGCAGTAGCCGGTCACATTTGTCAGCGCGGAAATCTCTGCAAAAAGCAGCTTTTCGTTGGGTTTCAAATTTTTGTCGTACCGCACAGCGGCGGGGAGCATGGTGTAAAAAGTCGGTGTTTCCATCTGGTACGCTCCTAAAAATGGCCGACCTTAATACAGGGGTGCGCCGCGCTCTTTTTTAGCGCATCCCTGCAAGGTCTTTTTTCAACTTTTAATGGTTAAAACGGCAGGTCGCCCTCATCCTCGATCAGCGCAAAGTCGTCGCCGGGTCCCTGGTTATAGGCCGGTGCCGGTGCGCCGACGTTAGGCTGACCCGCCGGGGCGGTGGAGGTCTGGCCGGGGTTGTCGGCCTTGCTGCCACAGAAATTGATATTGTTGGCAACCACCTCCAGCACCGTGCGGTTTGTGCCGTCTTTGGCCTGGTAGGTGCGGCTCTGGATCCGCCCGTCTACCGTAACCATCTGGCCCTTAGTGAGCCACTTATAGGAAAAATCGGCGCGCTGCTCCCATGCAATGACGGGCACCCAGTCTGTCAGGCTCTTGCCGCTGGCATCCTTACGCCCGCGGTCACAGGCCAGCGTAAAGGTGGCCACGCTCTTGCCGGTGGCCGTCTGGCGCAGCTCCGGGTCACGGGCCAGGCGGCCCTGCAATGCAACAACGTTCAGCATTAGATCATCACCACCACATTACCGCTCTCTACCAGATCGGCCAGCTGCTCACCCAGGTAGGCAGCAATGCTGCGCTTGGCTTCCAGCTTCCAGGCACCGCCGTCCGCCTCGTACAGCGCCGGGCGGCCCTCTTTGTCGAGGCGCAGCAGGAAGTCGCTGGCGGGTTGCTCCACCTCCAGGAACGTGCGGTAGGGCTGCAGGCGGACGATCGGCTGCACGGTCTGCTGCTCTTTCAGCACCGCGCCGGTGCGGACACTGACCTCCTGGCTGATGCCGTTGTCCACACTGGACACGCCCTGATTGACGTCAATGCGGCTCAACAGGGCCAGCAGGTAGTCACGGTCATCGGTTACGGCGTACAGGCTCTGCAATTCGATGACGGCGCGGTCCTGGTTCATGTTCTGGTTGACCGTGATGCTCGGCACATCGGTTACGGCTTCATATAAAGGCGCGCGGGTAAATGCTGCCCATTCTGCGCCGGTGTATGTGGTATCCACCACCACCCGCCGGGCGCTGTCCACGCGCACATACAGCAGGGGAGAATAATGGGCGCCCTCCGTGCGGATCAGCTTAACAAGGGCGTCCAACGTGTCCACCGAGTACCGCGCCGGGAAATCAACTTCCGGCCTGATTTCGTGCAGCTCAGCCGAACAGAACTGACGCCCGGCGAACTCAAAGGTAAACGGTTTGGCCATTTCTGCAACGCGGTCAATGGCATCCTTTAAAAAACTAACTTCCATGTCGTTCATCCTTTCTATCAGTACCCGGCGCGGCCCACGCGGGCCATGGCGGGCATCGGTGTCTCATCGCCGTCCATGTCCACCTGTCCGGGGACCTGGGGCGTCATTTCGGCCAGCAGCAGGCTGCCATCGCGGCCCTTGGTGATGCACAGGGACGTGCGCACCGGCTGGATGGGGGCCAGCGCGGTCTTGGCCTGGGCATCCATGCCGATCTGCTGCCGGTAGTCGTCCGGGGCAAACGTCAGCGTGATGGTGATCTTGCGCTTGGCCGTGGCGCTGGTGTTGGGGTCCATAATGTTCGCAACGACCCGCTCCACCTCGTAGTCGGTGATCTCGGCAATCGCGCCCATCGCCATGTCCAGCACGCTCTTTTTGTTCACGATCTGGGGCATCACTTATCACCTCCGACGCGTGCGGCCTCAATTTGATAATGCCGCTTCATCAAGATGTAGGCGGACGCCTCGGCCTCCAGATCAGCCGGGTGGTCTCTGCGCATCTTCTCAGTCAGTTCATCACGCCAGAAACGCAGGGCCGCGCACAAAAACGGTATGTCAAGGTCAGACACGCCATGCTCGCCGTCCAGCGCCGCGCGGACGACCTCCAGCGCCTCCTCATGGACGGCATCAATCTGCTTGCAGCTGACGTCACCGCCCATTGCGCGCGTCAACATAATGTTCTCAACGCTGTGCAATCTGGGCTTGTTGTGGAAAATCATTGTTTGCATCCTCCTATCAGTTTTTTGTATAACAAAAACTAAATTTCTTCTCCGAAAACCTTGGCAAAGCTGCCGGGGCCGTGGAGATTATCAAAAGCAAATTGTGCCGCCCGTTCCAACTCCCGCCGGAAACAAGGATTATAATGTACACCCAAGGGCGGTTCATTATGGTGGTGATGGCACAGCCAAACCTTGAGGCCGTACCGCTCGGACAACTCGCGCCGCCCGCGTCCAAACAGGATGTGATGCTCCTCCAGGCCGCGCGTGGTGCGCAGGTTGTACATTCTGCGGCACAGGTAGCACTCCTTATCGTTTTGCAGTATGCTTTTTGCCATGGCGCTCCTCCAGCCCGTTCAAGGCATCCACTGCCCGGCGCAGATCACTGGCGGGCAGCTCTACGGTCGTCCAGCGGTAGCCGCAGGCCAGGCAGTCACGGCGGCGGTAGATCCGCCGGGGTCCCTTGGCGCGGGTGTCGATAACATGTACCTGGCTGCTGCCGCATTTAATACAGTTCATCGGCGCGCCTCCAGTCCCGGTACTGCTCGGTGGTTTCGGCATCGTCCACGCCAGCTTCGGCCAGCCGGTCAAAGATGCGGTCAATGAAGTCGTGCATCTGCTGGCGGTCAAAATTACTGCTGCCCAGCCCGATGCGGACCATGCAGTAGCCATCATCCAGCTGCTCCACCTTTTGCACAACGCGGTAGGCGTTGCGCAGGGCGGGCAGAGCCTTGACCGGCACGCGCCAGGTCTCGACCTCTGCGCCGAACTCGGTCAGCAGGTCAAGGTAGCACTGTTCGGCAGTCACCCCGCCGGGCGTGTCGCCGCTCAATGCAAGCGCCAGCCGGTTCAACAGTACCCACATCAGGCGGTTCTGGTCCAGCGTGCGCTTGTTTTTCACCGGGCGGATATCCACCTCAACGCACAAAGGCTGGCCCCGCGCACGGCGTTCCAGCTCGGCGTGCAGCCGTTGTGCTTCCAGCAGATAGGCGTTGTCTACCGTCAGGTTTTCCAGCCCACCGCCGCCGGGCGACTTGTCCGGCATGTACCACGCAACAAGGTGGGCAATCAGCTTGCCTGCCATGTGATCACGCTCCCATCGCGCTTGCACACCCGCAGGCTGGCGACGCTGCCGTCATCGTTGTAGGTGATGTCGTCCAGCGTGAGGGTGTCGTCCATGACGTACCGCTCAATGATGTTGGTGCCGGGCTTGCCCTGGGGGACGATGTGCACCTTGCTGGACGGGATGCGCAGCGGCGGCAGATCGAACAACCCGGCGCCGATGCCCCAGGCAGCCGCAGCGGCCAGGAAGCTGCCGTCCGATTCGTTCGTGGCGCTGTCACTATGTACGCGGTAGGCGGCGGGACAGGGCGCATCGCGGGTGGCATCATCCAGCGCGATGGCGCAGTACATAAACCGTCCGCAAGTGTAATGCCGGACGCTGTAGGTATCACAGGGCACCAGGCTGACAAGGTCGTTCATGTGGTTGCGCACCGCGCTGACATCCGGCCACAGCTTAATCGTCACGCCGTTTTCATCGGTCTTCTGGACATTGACCACGATCTCACCAGCGGCCATGTCGCGGGGGTTAGGGACTGGCTTTTTGATTTCAACATTCTGTTCCATGGGGGTCCTCCATATTCGGGCCGACATAACTGCCGGTCTCATTGTAGTTGCTGGGGTTCGAGTAGGGCGTACCCCAGCCGCACATTGCACCGTTGTACATAGCGGCGGCCTGGGCGCGGGTAACTCCGGCAGCAGCGTTCAGCTCATCTGCACAGGTCTGGTTGTTTACGCCAAACAGGGCGCGCTCCCCGCGCACGATGCGCACGATGCCGCCGGTGTAGGGGCTGCGGGCATAGGCGTAGGCGGGCAGGCCTGTTGCATCAATGTTCAATTCCATAGCTTTCTCCTTTACGGGTGTATTGGGCCGCTTGGGCGGCATACCGGCGGCAAGCGCCGGGTGTTTCTTTCTCCAGGTGCAAACCCTGTGCCGGATGGCCTCGCGCGTTACCGGCTGGGTGTAGCCCATCAGGCTGCACACGCTGCTAAGGCGCTCCCCGCCGTAGTAGCGCAGGATGCTCTCCAGCATCACGTCTGGCGGCACAGGGTGATGGATGCGCTCGACCTGTTGGCCAACGGGGTGCTTGCTTTGGGGATGGGCGGCGCGGAAAGCGGCCATGCTTGTATAGCCCAGGTGCGTCAGCAGTTCATCATCGGTCAGGCATAGGCATTCGGCACAGATTCTCAGCTGACGGCGAGCGTTAGCGCAGCCGCGCAGCTGACCCTGCGCCCAGGCTAAATCTTCATGCGTCATCAGCAGCAAACCACGCTTTAACGATTTTGATGGCTTGGAAAGCGGCATCCCGCTGACCTAAACGATATAGCCGCTCGCGCTCTGTGCCGCTGGCTCTTGCTTCCTGAAGGGCTGCCTCACTCGCAGCATAAAACGCTTCAAGCTCCTCCAGGACACTGGTTGCATTTTGCTTGTTCTTGTCCATGGTATACCTCCTCAACAAATCTGGCGGGCCAGCGCGGTGGCGGGGATGCGCTTGCCGTGGTCGCCGCCGATCCAGCCGGTGAACTGCTGGCAGACTTTCCGCTTACCGCGGGTATCATCGGGGCCGTAAACGATGCGGGCGGCCTCGGCTACCGTGACCAACTCTCCCGCCGCCTGACTACGGATGCGCTCCAGCGCGTCGCGGTAGCCGTCTTTTTCTCTTGCCATGTTGATCCTCCTTTGGGGTGTGTCCAACGTGGACACATGGTTGCTTGTATCCGCCTGGTATGGTACAATCAAGGCGGAAAGGTCGTGTGCGAATTGACGGATAATCAGTACAAAATTTTTAAGGCTGTGCGAAAATATCACACGCTGCCCAAAATACTGAACGCTACAGGAATACCGGATTATCTCACCTTGCAGGAAGATGCCGGAGTAGGGATGCTGGATTTCTCCGATTGTGAAATGGATGAGAAAACCATTGTCACCCTGACCAACCCCGCCGCAGAAGCATACGAGGAGCGCCACCGTTATGATTGGAAGGAACTCCGAGCATGGGTGACTTTTGCAATTGCTGCTTGGGGCGCTTTAACCGGGACAATCACACTATTTTTAAAATAACTGCTACAGTATTGATGATTGCTGTAATAACAACAGCTGCCAGCGTTAAATTATTAGCCAATTCAATGCGCCGTTCGCGGCGCTTTTTTTCGTCGTTGTTCACGGGGTTCATCTCCTGGTTGTGTCCAACGTGGACACATCAGCTTGCATTGGCTGATGTCCATTTTGTGGACAGTGACCTAAAAAAAATATACATAAACTGCTCAGGGGAGGTAATGCCCAGCGCATCGGCCATCCTCTCCATATCCTCTGCGTCAGGTTCTTGGATGCCATTCGCAATGCGCGATGCCTTATTCCTTGTCCAACCAACCGCAGATGCAAACTCGGTTATATTTTTGTATTTAGAAAATATTAGACCTCTGAAGTTTTCCACTGTTCTCACCTCACTTTTGCTGTCCATTTTGTGGACAACTATAATATACCACCACCGCACAGTAATGTCAACCATTTTGTGGACGATTTCGCATATTTTTTTGTAAAGCGTTGATTTTGTGGACACTTTATGTTATACTTTCTCTAGCACAATAAATAAGGTTGGTGTCGCTAAATGGAAAAGGTTGCAGAATTGGCCGAACGTCTGAATGAGGCCATCAAAGACAAAACCACAACGACAAAATTGGCCGATCAAATAGGAATGTCAAAGCAGGCGATTAGCGCATATACAACAGGTGTCCGCGTTCCTAAGCGTCCGGTCATCAATGCGCTGGCAGAAGCGCTTGGCGTAAATCCTCTTTGGCTGATGGGGTACGATGTGGGGAAATACACTAATATTGTATCCCCCGTTCCGCCGGGCTTTCAGCCCTTGCCAAAGCGGGACCGCATCCCCCGTGTCGGCCAGATCGCCTGCGGCACACCCATCCTCGCGGAGGAGAATGTCGAGGCCTACGATGAAGTCCCCAGTGATTGGCATGCTGACTTTACGCTGCTCTGCAAAGGTGACAGCATGGAGCCGAAAATCAAGGACGGCGATGTCGTTGCGATCCATTGCCAGCCAATGGTTGAAAACGGCGAGATTGCCGCGGTCCTGATCGATGGCGAGGCCACCCTGAAACGTGTTTTCCTGTTCGATGACCACATCGAGCTACGCGCCGAAAATCCGGCTTTCGCCACCATCATCCGCATCGGCGAAGCCATGAACGACATCACCATCGAAGGCAAGGCCGTAGGCCTCTGCCGTAAACTGTAAGGGGTATACTATGGCAGCCAAGTGGACCGAAAAAGACAAGAAGCAAGTCAAAATTTTAGGTATTATCATTGCAGCGCTGTTGGTGGTGCTTGTGGTAGTGCTGGCAATTCCCAAGGAAAAAGAATACACAGCCGAAGAAACAGCGATACTCTCTGTGAAATATGTTGTCGATAACAACTATGTCTCGGGGGATTCCAAGTGGCCGGACTTCGACGAATGGCAAGTACAGACCGGCAAAAATAGCTACATCGTATCTTGCACCATGCAGACAAAAGGCACCTCTGGCGTCTACAATGACCATACTATAAAGGGCCTCACCTGTTACAATGCCGATACCCAGCAATGGCATGTTACAAGCCTGGTAATTGACGGCCAGGAAAGAATCGAACAGAAATAAAAATAAAAAACGCCCACGGTGTTGGCGCACCGTAAGCGTTTGATAGATCAGCTTGCCCACAATGAAAGGAGGCCGCTATGACCATACAAGAAGTTGTGGCGAGATTTAACACCATTCCAATTTTATTTGCGGGTTCAGGAATTACTCGCCGATATTATGATCTTCCAGATTGGAAAGGACTTCTCACAGAGTTTGCATCCAGGGTCAATCCTGATCGGTTTGCATACCGTTCCTATCAAAGCAAAGCATTGCAGATGGGATTTACACAGGGGCCTATGCCAAAGGTGGCTACTCTGATTCAGCAGGATTTCGATGCCAAATGGTACAGTGACCCACAACTGCGTACAAACGAAACGTTTGTATTGGATGCAGTGGAAAATGGCTGTTCCCCTTTTAAAGCGGAAATTGCATGGTACCTAAGAGAAAAGTCTGTTCCTAAACCAGAGTATAAGGCAGAAATTCAAAAATTGAAAAATATTTCAAAGAAAAATTTAGCAGGTGTCATTACGACTAACTATGATACTTTCTTTGAAAAGCTTTTCGATGATTATACGCCCTATATTGGGCAAGATCAGCTTGTGTTTTCCTCAATACAAGGCATAGCTGAAATTTATAAAATCCATGGATCTGTAACAGTTCCCGATTCTCTTGTCATCAACGAACAGGACTATGAGACTTTTAATGAAAAAGGAAAATACCTTGCGGCAAAGTTGATGACAATCTTTATGGAGTATCCCATTATTTATATTGGATATTCTTTGAATGATTCAGACATTCAAAATATTCTAAAAGATATTCTTTTGTGTCTGCCGAACGACAAAATAGAAAAGTTGCAGGAACGGTTTGTTTTTGTAGATTATAAGCCAGAAACTGTGGGGTATTCTATTACACCCTATACTCTGACGTTCGGTAAGCAAATGCTTTCCATGACGAGGCTTACACTGTCTGATTTCGGCATTCTGTATGATGCATTGGCAGCGAAAAAAGCATCTATCCCCGTGAAGATGCTCCGCCGTTTTAAAGAAGAGATTTATACCTATGCGGTCACAAGTAAGCCCGGGCCGCTGCTCATGGTTGCTGATCTTGATGACAAAAATATTGATGAGAATAAACTGGCGATTTCGATAGGCGTTTCTAATACAGGGGAATTTGGTTTGCAGAGCATTGTTGATGCAAATGGGTGGTACCGTAGCATTGTCATGGGTGATTTGGGGAAGTTTACAGCTGACCAGTTACTGAAATATGCATACCCTGAGGTACGAAAAGGAAATAACGGAGATTTCCCTGTATATAGATATCTTTCACAGGCACAGGAAGATTATCCGCAAATTCAAGCTGAAACAAAGCATAACTTTGATGATTTTGCATCAAAGACAAACAAGAAAAATCGCAATGCGACAAGTGGTTATGAATCTCTTCAAGCGCTGTGGGACACTTTGAAAGGTAATCCGGCAAAAGCGTATCGTGTTATGTGCTCATTGCCAGAAGAAAAGATGGAAGTCGAAACGCTTGAAGCTATTTTGATTGAACTTTTTACACAAGATCCAGAAGCACTTGAACGTCTTAATGGAAACATGCGTGCAGATGTGAAGCGTCTCATACGGATGTATGATTATCTTAAGTGGGGAAAAAAATAAAGACCCACACGATAACAGTGTCCCATAAAGAGAAACCGTTCCGAATAGGTCTTTTCATGGACACCTTCCAGCCAAGTATCTAATGAATAGAGACCAGACTTTCCGATGCCACATTGGTTGCATTTTACCAGAGTGGGGACGGAAAGTCAACTGGTAAATATTACAAACAAAGCAATAGAAACTGTTTAAAATATGGAAAAACGCCCCACGGCGGCAACCATGGAGCGTTTTGATAGATCAGCTTGCCCGAAGGCAATACCAACCCCAACATTTGGTATTATACCTCTTTCAGGCAGGCTTGTCAAAGTGTACCCTGAAGGAGGTTATTTTTATGGGAAAAACCAGGCAGCGGCCCGGTGGGCTGGTGGAGCGGACCCGCACCTACGATGGAAAGCGGGTGCATTTTTACGGCAGGCGGGTGGCCGAGGTCAACGCCAAGATCGCCGCCTACGAGGAAGAGCGCCGACGGCTGGAAGCGGTCGGCCCGCTGTTCGAGAGCGTTGCGCCGGAATGGTGGGAGCTGTACCAGCAACAGGTAAAAAACGGCACCACCCGCGCCTACCAGGGCGGCTACAACAGCGCGATGCAGGAGTTCACCGGCTACCACATGAAGGAGATCACCCCGGCCGTGGTGGATAACTGGAGCCGTAAATTCAAAAGCCGGGGCATGGCAGGCGGCACGGCCCGCAACGCCCGCAGCGTGTTGAGCCTGATTTTCAAGTACTGGTGCATCCGGGACGACCAGGTATACAACCCCGTGCCGATGACCTCCCTGCCCCGCGGCATGAAGAAAACCGAGCGCGAACCGCCCACGCCTGCCCAGTTGGCCGCCGTCAAGGCTCACCCGGAGAGCTTTGGTCTGTGCGCATGGCTGTTCATGTACACGGGCTGCCGCCTGGGCGAGGTGTTGGCGCTGCAATGGCGGGACATTGATTGGGAGGCAGGCCGCATCCACGTGTCCAAGTCGGTCACTTGGATCCATAACCAGCCGGTGGTGCAGATTCCCAAGACGAAAAACGCTGTGCGCATCATTCCGCTGCTTTCTCCCCTGTGCGCCCTGCTGGAACCGCTGCGCGGCCAGCCAGAAGAATATATCCTTGGTGGAGAGCGGCCCCTATCCGGTACCAGCTACCAGCGGCGCTGGACCTACTACTGCAAGGGCATCGGCCTGGCACACTACAAGATCGTCACGCGCAAGAACCACCACAAAGGCAAAGAGTACACCACCAATGCCAAGGTTTGGGAGGCCGACGTCACGGCCCACCAGTTCCGGCACGAGTTCGCGTCTATCCTGTACGAGGCCAACGTGGGCGAGTTGGAAGCGCAGAAATTGCTGGGCCATTCCGACATCACGACCACTCGGCGGATCTACACCCACATCCGCGAGCGGCAGCTGGAAAACGCCGCCGCGCAGATCGAGAACTACATCCAGACAACCTCAAAATAA